AACCAAAAGTCTCAAAACCTGTAACTGCACCAGCTAATGTAAGTGTGCCAGTACCAGTTGTGGTTGTTGTTTCTTTTACTCTGTCGTTTAATACTAATGCCATTATTTAAGCTCTATTGTTAAGTTACCTGCATTAATTCTAAATATATCACCACTTGCTATTGCCTTACTTGCATCTAATGCACCTACAAATAGTATATTTCCACCACTAGATGCGTCTGCAATAAATACATGAGTGATTGTATTGTTAGTTCCACCAGAAGCTGGAAACTCAATATTAGATGCGTTTATAGCTGTTTGTGTGTCTGTTGAGTCTGCACCTATGGTTGTCCAACTAGAAGCACCTACTTGTTGTCTTGCGTAGTTTGTAAAGGTTGCTTCTGTCAAAGATCCAGTTTCTGCTGCACTTACTGCCGTTGCGAGTCCTACATAAATACTATCACCAGGCGATGAAAAACTTAGAGAGTTATTTTTAAAAATAAAATGTAATATTCTTCTCTCTAGGTAATTAGTTGCTGCATTTGATGTTGCCATTTTCTACTCCTATGTCCTTTGTGCTCTCGGTAGCCCTTGTCTATAAGCATCTTCGTTCTCTCTTGCTTCTCCTAAATCTTTAAGTCTTTGTAAATAAAAAACATAATTTTTTTCATATTGTGCAATAACATCAGGTTCACCTTTCATATAATAGTAAGCTTCTATTAATGATCCGTAAAGTAGAGCAAATGGTGCATTGGTGCTTAACCATGTTGTGCCACCATCTGCTCCAGCAGTAAGACTTGCGGGTCTATAATAATAATGCAACTCAAGAGTGTAATTAGAGTCAGGAGTTGGTGCCACAATAAAATTATCTGAATCAAACCTAGCATAATATTTTGGTAATCCAGTTGTTGATGATGCTGGTGTATATTCTCTTAAAAAATTAACATCTTTTTGCAGTAAAAAACTTTCTGAACCAGAAGTCGTTATTTGCAAAGAAAAAGAAGCAAGGTAATCAGTTGGCACTGATAAAAACTGGTCTGACGATGTAAATGCACTCGTAACATTTTTTCTAAAAATATCTAAATCAACACCTTTAAATATCTTTTCTTCTGCTGCTTTAATAAAATTAGGAAGATTTGTTACAAAACTAGTTTCACTATTATCTGCATAATCTTGAATAGCTGTTTTTAATGTTGCGAGTGTGAAGCTCATTAGTTTGTAATTGATGTAGGACCTGCACTAGCGGATCCTCCACCACCTTTCTGGGTTATTGTTGCCGTTACTCCTGATGGAAAAGAATAATTGTTCGTATCTATATTTGTGATTGTAAAACCAGAAGCAGAATTAATTGTTGAAGCAGCTATACCACCAACGCTGATTGCATCTCTAAATCTAACTGTATCGCTAGTTGATCTACCATGATTTGGCTCATTAACTGTAACAGTTGCAGAACTTGCGGTTGTTGAAAAAGGATTTAAAGGCAATAAATTTGGAACTTCCGTTTCAGTTCTATCTGGCCTTGCATCTCTTATGGCTTCATTATCGGCTCTAACATTTGCAGGTTCTAATTGTGGATGTTTTTCTTCATATTCATCTTTTCCAACTATAGATCCATTCCACTCTTTACGAGTATCTTTAATTTTATATCTAAAACCAGATCTATCAGATATTCTGTAAGCATATTTACCACTAGCAAATGCCATCAACCCACCCTATAATAATCTAATTTAGGCACTACGTTAAAAGCAGATCTATCTCTGTCTTCTGCCATAGCTCTATCAAATTCTTCTTCGTAAACAGTTTTAAGTAACTGTATTCTATCTGGTGCTCTTTTCATGGCTATATAATAAGCCAATCCAGCCGTTAGACAAGGGTAAAACCTAAAAGGTATTTCCATAGTATTAACTTGTGCATCAGCGTCTTGTATGCGTGTTAAAGCGTCATAAACAATAACGTCTGTGCTGTTTTCTGGTGTAGGAAACAATTTTAAATTAGGTGTTATTTGTCTATCTAAAAAATACTGTGTTGGTCTACCAGTTGAAGTTTTGTTTGGTAAGTTTAAAAACGCATCACGGCTAATTCTAGTCATTGTAAAATCAGTGCCACTACGTCTTACGACCAAAGACAATATATCAATTAAATCAGTTCCTAAACTATATTCTGAATCACTTGCAGTAAGTGCTTGTGTTCTTTGCTCTATAGTCCATTGATTAAGACCACGATTTGCCCACTCAGCAAGCATTATGTTCATAGAACGCCTAGCAGTTTGCAAATCGTAGCCAGTTTTAGCTTCTAAGCCACATCTCTCAAAAGCTTCTTCAATGTACTCAGCTACATCTAATTCAAAATCAGTTGAACTTGATGTTGCCATTAAGCTTTACCACCCTTTTTCATTTTCTTAGCCATGCCACCGCCACGCATTTTCTTTGCAGCCATGCCACCACCTCTCATTTTTTTTGGTTTCGCTTCGCCACCCATCATCATTTTAGCTGCTTTAGCCATATCTTTTGACATAGCCATCATTTTTCTTGGACTCATTGCCATTTTAGTCTCCTATAGTAGTTTTCACGTTGTTTATAAATGTCTTCAACATTGTACTTATTATAATAATTATCATAATATCCAAGTTTCTTCAATTTATTTGCACTTTCTTGAAGTTTACTTAGTCTTTGTACGAATATTAAAGAATATTCCTCACTAACAATTTCTTCAAACGAGCCATCATCTATTAGCTCATTTACGTCATCATCAGGGTGGAATCCCATCAACCAAATATCTCTTTGGTCAAATTTGTTTTGATGTATCAATTCATTTAAATTTGTAAGGTTGTTATGAAATATTTCATTATTTTCATAACACAGATCTATAACAATAATTAACTCTTTAGAGTCGTGGAATTTGTTAATTAAGGAGTAAACTATGTCATAATTGTTCGTGGTCTTTAAAGCAAAACCAACCTTTTTATTTTTCCATGCACTTTTAGCATATGGGCAAGATGGTAAATTATTATAATTTTCATTGGGGATTTCCAAAGCGTGTTTTGACCACTGACGTATTTCTTCACAAATTTTGTGCTCAAGGTTCATTGCTTTTTTCTTCTTGCTGCCTGTACTCTTCTTGGCTTACCTGGTGGTTGCCCTAATCTTTTCTTTTGTGCTATTCGTTTTCTTTTCTCTGATGCAGACATTTCAGATGCAGTTTTAGGTGTCTTTGATGAAATACGTTTTGTTGGTCTACAATAAGGCGTACCTCTTTTCTCACCTTTTTGTCTACCACACTTTTTACCAGTACGCTGATCTTTCCAATCTTCTTTAAACCAACGCTTAAGTGCTAAACCAGCTTTAGTTTTTCTTACTGCCATTATCTAAACTTTGTTACTTTTCTTCTGTTGCTCATAACAATACCACAACCTCTTGCGATATTTGGATTTTTAGATGGTCGTTTTACTTTACCTTTTGATACATTTCCACCATTAGCCATTGTAATAACACCACCATCTGCTTTTTTCTTTGCTTTTTTTCCACCTTTGCCATAGTTGGCTGCTCCTACCTTTCGGCATTTTGCGATAGCTCCTGAAGCATACGCTGATGGGAAAACTCTGTAGCGTGCTTTTACTTTATGATAACAAGCGTCTTTAGGCATAATATCTTCCTTTCAATACTTTCCAACAAGTGCACCAATACTTCCTTTTCATACATTGTGGGCAGTCCTTTAATGGCTCACCTCTTGCTCTTAGAACCTCTCCTTTTTTTAGAGGCACAATGTGCTTTTTCAGAAAATCCTTTAGGTCGTTTGCAATTGATTTTCCTTTTTCTCGCATTACTCCACTTTCTTTTTTGGGGAGGCTTTGACACTTGCCGTGTCATTTGTGACCTTCCCATAACCATTTAAATAAACTTATGTAAAAAAGGTGTTACTACAATTAAAACAGCTAAACCCCAAACTTTTACATCTAATTTGTCTAAACTCTTTTCTATTTTCTCATAACGTCTGTTGCACTCAGACTCATGCTTTTCTAATAATTTTAAAACTTCATCTGCTTTCATGTCAACATTTCCATCTTCTTCTTGCTTGTCTTAAACGACTGTTAGGATTTTTAGCTGCCTTTGGAAACTTTTTCATTTGTCCTGCACTTCTAGCACAAAATGACTTTCTTCTTTTAGCTGCTTTACTTCCAGCTTTTACTTTACCAGTAACAGCAGTTTTTAACTTACTACCAGGGTTTTCTCTTCTATAACGTGCAACTCCTGCTTTAGTCATTCCCGCTCCACTCTTAGTGGAACGGAAATACTTTTTAGTTTTTGGTGGTTGCTTGTCAGGCTTCCTTGCCATTAGTCATAGCTCTTTCTAACTTGCATAATGATAGTGTAGCTATCTGCTGATGAATGACCAACTGTTGTAAACATAATATCACCAGTTACACCAGAGCTTGCTGGATTTGTTAGTCCACCAAAAGATGTGTAATCGTGATGTCCACTTTGATTTTCACCTAGCTCAATACAAAAGTCGTCTGTTGAAGCATCAAACAAGACTTTAACTTTCATACCATTACACTGCCACCATATCTTTTCTATGGTTGCTCTAGTACAAGCCTCTCCTCTAACATTTGTTGCTAAAGCAGAGACATCAACTTTTTTTACTGCACTTTCACCTGATCCATCAGAGATGTTGGTAAACTTCAAGACAGCAGTTTGATGTCCATCAACCAAAGTTTGCGAAGTAACTGCGTCTGCCATTTAAACCTCCCTATTATTGATCAGCAAAAGCAGGTGCTGTTGTTGATGTAACATTTCCAAAAATTTGATAATTAGTTGTATCTATGCCCATAATAGTAACGTCAAAACCAGCAGGAACATTAAGTTGTATGCTACTGTTTGAATTACCATCAGAAAATACTGAACTCACTTCATTACCATCAGTATCTAAGAAAGTAACACCACCAATGTAGAAATTTGAATTACCTGGTGTAACAATTAAGGCATCTGTTGCATCAGCTGCTCCACCTGCATAAACAAATCTAAACATAGATCCAGCTATAGGCTCAGGTAGTGTATATGTGTTATCTTGTCCACCATCAGGTACAAGTAAAACTCTACCACTATGTGTTGCATTTGTTAAAGTTACATTACCATCAGACAAACTAACTG